TGGACAAGGAGCCACGCTTTCAAAGATTGAAAGAGACACACCCAAAACAATGGGCTTTTTGTATCGGAGGAGGCGAATACAACGAGGACGGCAAATGGGAGCCAAGCAAGCAAGGTCTCGGTCTTGGCCATGTGTTTGACGAACTCAACACGATATATGGAGAGAACTTCATCCAATACGACAAGGACTAAACAACAGGAGGAAAAACAATATGTCAACAGCCATTATTTTCGGCGCTCCCGGTAGCGGTAAAACCGTAAACGCAACCTTAATACCGGGAAAAACACTGCTTTTATGCAGTGACAATTCGGCGGTGGTATTAAATCACTTCTCCCGCCCGGATCTTACCATTAAAGAAATTAAGAGTTTCAAAGAGTATGTAGACGAATTTGAAAAAGCGACAGCCCAAAAGCAGTACGACACCGTTATCACAGACTGTCTTACTGACCTGATCGACGGCTTCATTGTCGAATGCCGCGAGGCCAAAGCCTTTCAAGATATTCGTCAAGCATACATGGCGGTCTATACCAAAGTCAAGTATTTAGTTCGCGCCGCCGCTCATTGCGGAACAGACTGTATTTTCACATGCTGGGAGGATACCGAGGATATCATCCTGCCAACCGGTGAAATGACCGTCCGCCGCTCTCCCCTCCTTCCTGCGAAAATCAAACAGCAGGTGTGTGGGCTGTGTAACATCTTAGCCATGGTGACAACGGCTAAGGACAAGGAAGGCAACCGCCGTTGGTATTACATCACCGAGGGCAACGAGTCTCTGATGTGTAAGGATCAATTACATAACCGCAAAAACTGTTTACCGGAAAACATTTTCAAGGAGGATAAATAACGATGGCATTCAATTTTACTTACGATCCGTCTCAGTATCAGCAAAAGGACTACGGCATTCTGCCGGAGGGGGACTACCGTGTTCGCATCTCCGACGTGCGTGAGAGAGTCTTCAGCACCGGCAGTCAGGGCTTTGAGATCACGCTGGATGTGGCAGGTAAAAACAGTCACCTGTGGTATTATCTTGTCATTAACCCGGCAGATCCGAAGGCAACGAACCAGCGCTTGGGCACCTTCTTCGACTGCTTTGGCATCACCTTGACAAATCTGTCCATGTATGCTAACTGGCGCGGATGCGTCGGCGCGGTCCGTGTCAAGCATGAGCTGTATAACGGTGAAAAAAGCGCCAAGATACAATACCTTATTTCCAAAGATAAGCAGGCAAGCCTACCGCCTTGGCCAAGCGCTCAGGGTGCTCCGACGATGCAGGACCATGGCGCACATGATAACCTCCCGTTCCTATGATTACGCTCCGAGATTATCAGCAGGCCTTATACGATAAAACGCGCAACGCTTTCCGAAACGGTAGCCGCAGGGTGCTCGTCGTAGCGCCCTGCGGGGCAGGTAAAACCTTCTTGTTTGCTAAGATGGCGGAGAATACGGTAGGAGAGGTTCTTGTCCTGACCCACAGGCGGGAACTTCTCCGCCAAACCAAGGAGCTGTTCGACCAAAACGGCATACCGGCGCGGTTCTCCATGGTTTTAACCGAGGCCAACCGCTTGGGGCAGTATCCGAAGCCAAAGCTCATTATCACAGATGAGGCCCATCTGTCAAGAAGTAACTCATGGGTGAAGGTGTTAGACTATTATGACACCTTCGTCTGTGGCTTCACCGCCACCCCGATCCGTCTGGACGGCAAGCCCCTTGGGGATATCTATGACACACTGGTACAAGAGGTATCCGTGAAATGGCTTATCGATCATCAGCGCCTCGCACCCTATGAGTATTATGCGCCTTCGGTAGTAGAAACCGAGAACCTGCGGAAGCATGCCGGGGATTTTGTCATCGCCGACATGGAGCGCCTGATGTGTGAACGTGCCATCTATTCGGATGTGCTGAGGACATGGGAGCGGTTAGGACAGGGGCATAAAACCATCGCCTACTGCGTTTCGGTCAAGCATGCCGAGAAAACGGCAGAGATGTTCCGTAGTGCCGGTTATACGGCGGTGGCCATCGATGGAAGCACCCCCGATAAGAAGCGGGAGGAGATCATGGCACGTTTCCGCGCAGGGGCTATTCAAATCCTCTGTAACGTCGGTATTATCTCCGAAGGGATTTCCATTGACGACGTGTGCTGTTGCCTTCTTCTACGGCCTACCGATTCCCATGCACTGTACTGGCAACAGGCTATGCGCTGTATGCGGTACCAACAGGGCAAGACGGCCATCATCATCGACTGTGTGGGCAATTATACGCGGAATCCACTGCCCGACGCCGACGTCACGTGGAGCCTGAACCAGCCACTGAAGAAGAAACCGGCGCTCAACGAACACGGTAATTTCTTTATCCGAACCTGCCCCAAATGCTTCCGCGCCTTCAAGGTGGCGCCTGTCTGTCCCTACTGTGGTGAAACATATCCCCTGCATCCGCGGGAGATCAAGGCCCACAAGGATATTGAGCTTGCCAGAATTACGGCAGAGGAAGCCAAGCGGGCAGAACAACAGCGAAAACAGATGCGCCTCGAACAGGGCGCGGCAAGAACATTTCCGGAACTTGTAAAACTCGGTAAGGCACGAGGGATGAAGAATCCCGCTGCGTGGGCTTACCACGTTATGAAAGGTAGAAATAACTATGGATAACTATTTACTGCTCGCGGAAGCCATTATTGCGCAGGCCGCCGAAGATTATGCAAGAGCGTTACGGGGTGAATTTATACGGGGCAGAAAGCCGGAGCGCATGCTCGCTGAGGTGAGACGCTTCTTCTTCTCGGATTGGTATGCCCTGATGACCAACGTGGATCCCCACTATCTGGTGGAACAGCTGGAAAAGAATTATGCCAACGAATGTCGCTTTTTGGAAGAGGCTCGGAGGCACAAGGGGAACAAGCTCTATGAGAAATACTATTTTGAGTGCCCTGTATGCCATAACCCGATGGCCTATGTCCGCATCGGCAAGCGCCGTAATTCCTATGTATGTAACCAAGAAAAGATTTGGATCAGCAAACAGGAGTGATCGTTATCAAAGCAGAAACGGTTCTACAGAATAAGATTATTTGTGCTCTCAACGCAAGAGGCCACTATGCAACAAACCATACCGTCGGGGATTTCTACACCCAATACGGCGGCAGAGTCTCGGTGGGTGTCCCCGGTGAAAGCGATATCTGGGGTCACCGCTCCGACGGTATGGCATTTTATATCGAGGTCAAGCTACCCGGTGAGACGCCCCGCAAGAATCAGCTGGATTTCTTAGAGGCGATGCGACAGACCGGCGCCATCGCCGGGTGGTGCACCAGTATGGATGAAGCCATTCGTATCGTAGAAGGAGGAGCATCATGGAGCATTTCGGAGAACGGTTACGGCAGGTACTAAAGGAACGACACATGTCACAGCAGGCCTTGGCCAATAGAGCCATGATATCAGAGACCAGTGTGTATTTTTATATCAATAAGAACGTTATGCCCTCCGCCATCTATTTACGGCAAATATGCGAGGTGCTGAACGTGAGCGCAGATTATCTATTGGGACTGGAGGAAAATCAAAATGCCAAGATACATTGACGCAGACAAGCTGATTGACTACCTAAACGACAATATAACATTATTTCCAACGTGGGCGCATGTGGTGGTAGCGAAGGAAACGCTGATCAAGGCCATAAACGCGCAGGAGAGCATACAGATTATGAAACTATGCAAAAACTGTCAGCATTTCCATGATGCGAAGCCGGGTGATGGGAGCGGCGCCGGTTATTGTGATGTGAACTATCAGCCGACCTACGGTGGCGCCTACATGGAAGAATGCAGGGATTATACGGGAGGAGACGAAACATGTACAAAATAAAACTATGGTTTTTGAAGACCTTCTTTCCGAAGGCCTATTATCGCTGTATCTGGACAACATCCCTACGGCAGGTATCCAAGTCTATGAAGGGCGCAACGGTCTGCATGCGTGAGCTGGCCAAGGCACTGGAGGAATACAGTAAGGAAGTGGAACGCCATCTATGAAAAACGATATCCAAACCATTAAAAACAAAATATCGGTGCTCGATTATCTTTCCAAGTATCTTAACATAAGCGTAGCGGAGAATGCAAGAATCACCTCTCCCCTCCGCCCGGAGGCGACCAATCCCACCTCCTTCTCGGTACAGCGAGATTTCTGGTGGGATTTCGGTGCCGGAACCGGCGGTGACGTCATCGACCTTTGTGCACAGCATCAGTTCGGCGGTGATATCGGCAAGGCGATCCGCTTTTTAGCACAAGAGACGGGGACGGTAACCGAGGATTTCTCCAAGTGGCGCGATTATACCCAGAACCTGTGCAATCGGATCGCCTATTATCACACACAGCTTACCGAGGAAGACCGTGAGTATCTGTATTCCCGCCGTATTAACGATGCAACCATCAATCGGTACCGCATCGGACGGAACGAGGAAGGACGTCTGGTTATCCCGTATTACCGTGAACCCGGTGGCCCCGTTGTGTATTTTGCCACAAGAGCTCTGCCCGGCTGTATGTATCCCGAATCCAAGTACCGTAAGATGCCCATCGACCAATACAACAATCACTGTGTGTTCGGTCTCGATTCTCTGACCGAGCGCCGTGACGTTCTCTTTATCGCGGAGGGCGCCTTCGATGCTCTCTCGGTGATACAGGCGGGCTATCCGACGATCTCTGCCATTACGGGGCGCTTTTCCAAGTCTCAGCTCAGTGAGGTTATCTCCATCGCCAAGATGTTCGACCAAGTGATTATCTGCTACGACGATGATTCCAAGACCTCCGACGCTGGGGCGAAGTTCACCTTCGATATGGCGCAGATCCTGTTCAAGCATAAGATTCCGTTCAAGATCGGTACGACACCGGGCTATCATGACATTTCCGACTATTACGCCGCAGGACACGATATTTCGCTGATTATCGCCAACGCCCAAGACGGTATGCAGTTCTTGGCATCCCGCTCTGAGACGATCCACGAGCTGCAGGAGTTCGTTTTATCCATCAATCGGTTCTGTGACGAGGCAACCGTCGGGCATATCATCGAGGCATGTGCCGACAAATTCCCTGCACGACAAATCGAAATGCTTCTCAAGACGGCAACCAAACCGCCTTCGGAATCTCGGATCGCCGATGAAATTATCCGTGATCACAAGGTCATGTATATCAACAACGTGGGCTTTTATGAGTGGGACGGTCGTATCTGGAGCAAGGTCTCTGACAACGATATCAAGAAATACGCAGACCGCCTATACGGCCTTAAATTCACAACAGCCCAGCGTATTAACGCGGTATGCAATCTGCTGAAGGCCCGCACCGTGA